TCATTCATCTTCATTATCTCCCTTCTTTACTTTTTCTTTTTTTATACTGCTAAGCATCCACAACTCTCCAGTTGTGAACGCAAACCATGCACCTACAAGGGCAACAGGTTCACTCGAAGTCTTTAAGAATACATATAGTACTGCAACGGTAAATATAATATTCATAACCACTACAAGCGAGATTATAAGCTTTGAGAACCCGCCTTTCTTATCTCTCTTATTTTTCTTTTTCATGCCTCTTCCTCCACTTCCTGTTCAGAACCGATAGGAAGGTTCATAAAGCGATGGTGCATATCGTCCATTACTCCGTTTTCTCCTAAAGAATGGTACTGCTGGTACATATTTTCTACGTTTAATCTATCATTGTAGTCCACAAACCCCAGCTTAAAGAATTTGCGGTAAGAATGTATCAGCCTTTCCCTAAGCAGAGCCTGAACACCTCTTTGAAGTGCCCTTGTCTGCACCTCGCTGTGCTTTATCTTAACTGCAAGATACTTCCACCCAGCCGTTACAAGCGTGGGAAATCCCAATAAGACAAGCCAATTAAACATAGTCATTTTTATTCCACCTCCCTGTCAAAATCAATATCTGTAATCTCTTTGTACTGCTCCTTTGTAATATCCCCGGACGGATTATCGGAAGTAATTACTACCCATCTCAATTCCTCTTCGGTTACCCAGTGATTAGCAAATGACATTTTCCACCAAGCCATACTATTCACCTCCCTTCTTATCAAGTGCCTGCTTGATTGCATTTACTTCATTTTTCACACGCATAAGCTCCATACTTAGCTTTGATTCGTGTTTACCTAGCTCCAATATGGTTTTATCCTTCTTAATACCCTCTATCTTTTCCTTAGACATCTGTTTGCCTAGTGAAGCAAGCATATCCTCGTGTTCAGCGAGTGCCTTGTCTTTAAGGCTTAACTCTTCTTTAAGTTCCTCTATAGTCTTGTCTTTTTCTTTAAGCTGAGATTCTAGTTCTGTTATTTGAGCGTTCATGCTGTCTGTACGCTCTGTAAATTCAGTTACAAATCCTTTCATTATTACCTCCTTAAATTACAAATATTCGTGCATTATCCCGCTTTTAATCCCCGAATATGTTTTTTTGTCAAAGTCAATTTTTTCAACAAACATATTTAGCATCAAATTATCTGATTGTCCAGAATAACGAAGCATACGAGTCCTTCCGCCACAATAATGTACAATAGTGTCACCGAGAAAACAGTTGTAATCATCTAATCCGGCATGTAATTGTGTTAACAAAACACATGGCTTATACTCTTTAACAAATGAATTACCCCCTGAATTATTATATCTATTCACAGGCAAACCTAACTTATATGCCGTTTGCATAAATTTTAGTCTTTGTTCATCAGGCATATTGTTGTAACTAACAGCTAATGCATTGATTTCTTTCATTTTTTGTAATAGTAAACTAAATTTATTCTTACTTGAATTTATGTATTCTGAGTTTAACACTGCTGTTATTGCTGTCTCGCTGTTTACTAACGCTGTCATTGCTGTTTGGCTGTTCAGCACGGTTGTTATTGCTGTCTCGCTGTTTACTAACGCTGTTATTGCTGTCTCGCTGTTTGCTAACGCTGTTATTGCAGTCTCGCTGTTTGCTAACGCTGTTATTGCTGTCTCGCTGTTTGCTAACGCTGTTATTGCTGTCTCGCTGTTTGCTAACGCTGTTATTGCAGTCTCGCTGTTTGCTAACGCTGTTATTGCAGTTTGACTGTTCAATACTGCGGTCATTGCAGTTTGACTGTTTGCTACTTCCTGCATATTCCTTAAAGTTTTTAAAACATCTTTACTGCCAAGATCAAAAACAGCTGTCAAGACTTCGCCTATATGCTTGTTATTTTTCAGCAAATACTCAAAAGCCTCTCCATTTATTCGCCTATCATTCATAGATAAATAGGTACATTCATACAAGCCATGCAACAGCTCTTTTTGCTGAAACACATAACTATCTTCGCCGTACATCTTGTAATCTGCCAAATGCATCTTTACATCCAGCGGTGCGTTCAAAAAATCGCCATTAATCAGCATAGGAATCGCTTCAACCTGCATATCAATTTACCTCCGTTGTTATTATTTTTCTACCCTCAAAAACAGTTTTGAGCGTCTTTGAAGTGCCGTTCTTATAAGTGTGTCGCTCCGTTATTGACTTATCAACCTTATTAAAGGCTGTAGTTATAGTCTCCAAGCTGTTCTCTGTCACTATAGAGCCGTCAGCATTGAAGGTTGTTGTGCTGGCTCCATTGCTGTCTGCTATGTCCTTTATTGCCTTAGTAAGAGACTGCTTAAGCGATTCACCCTGTTGCTCAAGTTTTGTCTTTGTCTCAGCGTTCTCACGCTTGAGCTCGTCCTTGATTCTGCCAATTTCGCTTGATGTAATGAACGCACCTGGGCTTACTTCAAGGGTAATCTTTTCAAAGTTGTCAACCGCAAGGAAGAGCTTTAGATATACCGCGCTTACAGTAGCATTATTATAAGGCGGTATCGAATATCTTCCAGTCTTTTCGATAGCTACCGCATATAGGGCTTCTGTACCATTTCCAGTTTTTGCGTATATGCCTATAGCCTTGATAAAGTAGCCCTCCGTTAGTTCTCGGTTTTCAAAGGCAGCCTCAATCTTGACTTTACCGCCTGCCTGTACGGCAATGCTTGATATATGATTTGTCTGCTTAATGCCTGCCAAATCTGTAAGCCCTGCGATTTCATCCTCTGTGTAAGTCCTATCGGATGTGCTTACCCTTGTAAATTCGATCTTATTTGTGCTTGTTGCAACCTCTGATAGTAACTCTTTGCCCTTACTGGTTATTATCAGTTTTGTAAATTCTGCCATCTTGCCTCCTATTCTGTGAGTTCGATATAATCAGTTGTAACCACTCCACCGCCTGCGTACATAAAATCCGTTTGGAGGACATTATCAAAGCTGTTAGTGATTAGCAGTACCATATTTGCAGGAAGGATAATATCAAGCATTCTTTCTAATTCCTCCGATTGTAGCTGGTACTCTAAATGAGTAGTTATAATTACCTTGTTAGCCTCATTGTTGACAACTAAAGTAAAATTCCCTTTACCGCATAATCTTTCTATACGCTCCTTCAAAGTATTAAAGGTATAAGGGATGTCATCTATCCACGCCGCATATACCTTGATTTGCCGTTCTTCCAAGGAATGCTCCTTCATTCCGCTTATACCAAGTAATGCCTCATACCTTGCTATGCCCTTTTCATTGGTTGAGCCTATAAACTGGTTATCAAGCAAGTTATCAGCCTCAATATTCAGAGTTCTAAACTCAGGGTTTTCACTTTCGTACAACTGCTTTAATTCGCCATACTCCAATAAAAAAGGCGGCACATAAGACCTGATATCAATATCACGCATTATTTACCACCTCGCCATCTACAGGCACACTATATGCGGTCACAACAAGATTTGAATTCTTGCCGTTGATTGTTGTACCTTCTATGTCTGAAACTCCCTTAATAGCTGTTATCCTCGTATTTAACTGGCTGATTTTAACGGTTATGCTATCACTTTCTGCCCAAGTCTTCCTTAATTCTAGCAAGTATCCGCTTACTGCTTTGCTTATATCTGCTTTAAGGCTGTTAAAGTTATAACCGCTTTCAAATGTTATTTTGGCACTGACATTTACAGCCACTTTATCAACGGTTGCAACAGTAACCACATGACCTATTGGAGCTATGCCTGCGCCTGTTCCATCTCGTGCTGGGTCTAATTCTTTCTGCACCTTCTTGATCAACTCGTTATTAGCTTGATTGAATTCAGAATCTAAAATAACAACCTTAACAGTACCGCCACCATTCCATATCGATATAACCTTGGTCGCTCCTACGCCTCCTATGGCATTTGTACGGTTGATATAATCCTGTTTATTGCCACCGTAAGCCTTTGCATTGAAGGTGTCAAAATAACGTTTTCTAAATACTTCCGTATCCTCATCATCCTCGGCAGGGATTAAGAGCTCTGATATCTCAGCACTGCCCAGCCCCTCGATGTAACTTATAGGGATTAGAGAGCCTGTCCGCTTATTTCCTACAATCCCTGCACTTTCGCATTCTAAGCTATATTCGTGGTCTTTTATTTTCTCTTTAACCGTATAAATTAAATCCCCATGTGTGAATCTCTCACCTATGGGGATTTCAATATCAAATACACCTTTTACTACTGCGTTAGTAGCAGGGTATGGGGTAAGCCCTCGCTCTTTAGCCCTGCGGATAAGCATATCCCTTGACGCAGTATCTGCAAAGGTCTCATCTATAATGCTGTCCATGTCGGCATAAGTCTGCGCTATCTCCAAGGCAGCAGGAGCAATGGCATCATATATTACAGAGCCCTCGCGCTTATCAAGGCTATCGGGGATACGGTTTAGCATTCTCTCCAATATCGCCTCGAATGTCATCTCTTCATACATTAATAATTCACCTCGCTTTCAATCTCGATATCTCCCTCGGTTGTCTCCACTGTAAATGCCACTTTAACGATGCCTTTTTCCTCCGTGTTGAAAGTAAAGTCTATCACATCTGTAATGCGTTCGTCCTGTGTCAAAGCCTCTTTAATTCTATCTTCAAGCTCTGCACACACATATCTTGTATCCTCGCCGTACAGGTCGGATAACTCCATACCGTAATCCCAACTATAGATCGGATAGGCATATCGCTCTGTTCCAAGAACTTTATAAATAGCCTGCCTTACTGCATCCATATCATCAACAAAGCCCTCTACAATGTTATCCTTGAAGTTCATCTTGTAAGTCTTATTCGGCTCTATCTCCTCTTCAAGGTCAACATCTGATATAAAACTTTCAGGTATCATAATCCCACCGCCTTATCAATTATTATGAATCTTTGCCCGCCCTGCTCCCTAGCAATTAGGACTATATCCCCAACCTTAAGAGAATTATCAACGGTTATCTTCTTTTTACCCTTTACTTTATGTTTGTGCCCCTGTTCTGCCTCGGTCTCTTCCTCAATCTCAATATCAACAGAATACTTACTTACATTTCTTGTTAATGCAAGAAAAGCCTCATCAAGTACAAGTTTTGGGTCTATCTTTACCCTTAAGGGCTTAGTGCTCTCTACAGTACCGAACATAAAAGCAACAGGCTTTACATTATACACTGCATCAAGTGCCGCCTGTTTAATGACTGCAAGCAAATCGTTTATATCTGCCATTTACACTCCTATTCTATGAAATCTGCACCCCTTACCGATAAATCCATAAAGTGCTCATTCTCTGATATCTTATGAGTGCATTTTTCAACAAGCATCATATTCTTAACCTTTACATCGCCCAAGTCGATCGCTATGCCTATAAGACTACCAGCGCGCACCTTAAAATCGCCCTTAACATTCTTAAATGACAAGCCTTTAGCCTTCCTGTTGTAAAGCGAAAGCAATGCCTCTGCCTTAGCTTTCCCATTCTCACCTTTTTTGAATTTATCATAATACTGTAGGACACCCCATTCATTGATATGCTTTCCATCTCTAACTACAGCGAGTTCGCGCTTGCCTGTCTTATCATTATCAAAGGCAAGTTTTATCTGATTGTAGGTATCTTTATCTATGCTTGAATTATATGTGAAGTCCTCTGCATTGTTTTCGTCAATCACAAAGTTAACCTCCATGTTTTTAAGGCTTTTCAGTGTAATCTTGCCGTACTTGTCAAAAAGAACATACATTTGTTTTTTGTTATCAAGGGTTTCATCAAGGGCATTGTAAATGATGTCAAAGAGTGTCACATTGTCCTCAGCCCTCTTTGGAATCTTATATCCCGTATCCTCAATTTTGCCAGTCTGAAGCCTAAAGGTCTTAGCAATAGTCTTGATAACATCTCCTGCCGTTTTATTAGCGTAGAACATTGTATCTTTGTTTTTTAGATACCTTAACTGGTCATAGGCTGTTATACTTATGCTCTCGCTCTTATCCCTCTTAATCGAGAATATAAAGCCGTAGAACACCTTTTTACCGTCCACCTCAAGCCTCACATGGTTACCTTCAGAAAACCTATTTGATTCTTTATCCTTAAGAATCTTAAAGGATAACACTCCTGGGCTTCCCCTTCGTTCTGTTTTCCAAGTAATATCATCAAGGACAACAGGGGCATATAGTCTGCTTTTGCTGTCTGCAATTATTAAAGTAACCTTCATATATGCCCCCTTTACTTTGGTATGGTCAAAATCTGTCCGCTAAATATCATATTGCCACGCTTTAGCTTGCTTTTATTCGCCTCTTTTATCTTTTTGTACTTAGAACCATCGCCATAGAACTTCTTAGCAATCAGCCACAAAGAATCGCCCTTTGATACTTTGTAGGACTTTGCCTTATTATCAGACATTGGGGCATTATGCGTCTGCCTCTTCTTTTTAGTCTTAATCTTCTTTTTGCCCTTTTTGTCTACTTTTAGCTTGATCGTATTAAAAGTACCCGCCCGATACTGTGTAAGTTTTATCGACACCATAACATCTAAGCCCTGATTAGCTCCCTCTTTAAGGGTGTAATCATCAATTACAACCTTTTCTTTATAGTCGTAGAGGTTTTTACCGTTCGGCTTTGACCTATCGATAATGAAGTTAAAAGGCTTTTTCGCGACCTTTAGCTTCTCAATCTCATCTAAGAAGTATTTAGCATTCTTAAATGAGTTATTTTTATACACCGCAAAGGGATATCTAACATTAGGGAGCATAAACTCAAAACTTAGCTCTGAGAGTTTAGCCTTTTTGATTATCAAAAACTCCCCTTCGTTTATTGAATTTATCTTTTTATTATTCCCCTTGATGGAATATTGAAAGCTCGAAGGGGATACAGGAAGGAGTAACTTACCTAGTCTAAATTCATAACCCATTACCTATGCACCCCCTCCGCTGCCATGTTTAATGCTCCTGTGACTTTATCCGTAAGGTCTGATATGAGACCGTCCAAATCGGTACTTGAAGAGATATTATTGTTGTTTTTCATATCAACCTTAATCTCTGCCGTAGTAAATCTATTTATAACATCTCTTTCAGCGATATCACGGAGATACTGCAAGTCCTCATTAGTGATATCTAAGGAATCAGCAGATTTTTTGGTATTTTTTGCCGTATTGGCAATGTCGTTTGGAACAGAATCATAACCGCTTGGTACATGACTGCCTGCCGAATAACCACCACCGCCAAATGCATTTGCTGTGTCAACATTTCCACTGCCGGCAGTTCCGAACATTCCTTTAGCTTTATTCTCAATGCCTTCACCAAAACCATATCCTGCATCCCAAGCCTTACTATATTCAAATCTTTTCAATTTGTAGTCATTTGCGTTTATTTTGTCTGCTTCGTATTTCTGTTTACCTACCTTTTCATCTACAAAAGCAGCAACATCATTTCTAAATCCCTGAATTCCACCAGACAAGTCAGTGCCTAGCAAGGTATCAATAAGGCCTGCAGCAGATTGAACAACCCCAAGGATAAAATCAAATAAACCTGAAAACAAATGCGCTATAGCACTTACTGGGTCATCAAATATGTTGCCGAAAAAATTAGCGAATGTTATTAAAAGATTTGTAATTTCTACAAAAAGCCCAATTACAAAATTCGCCAGTCCGAGTAATACATTTCCAACAAATGCTGCCGCCGTCGCAATTAATCCTGTTATTATCCCTGTTACACTAATGGTTGAACCGGTTACTTTGTTAATTGCAGCAACCACAGCATAAATAACTACTATAACCGCCATTATTGCGAGGACTATCCAAGTAAGTGGGCAGGCCATAAGTGCTGCATTAAAACCGTACTGTGCTGCGGTTGCTGCGAAGGTTGCTCCAGCCTGCATGGCATCTGCGGCAGCCTTTACACTCGCCCTTATTGCGCTAATCGCATTAAGTGTATTAGTTATAGCCATTACAGTGTTATATGCCACGAGAGCAAAAACTATACCCATTACAACTGGTTCAATCATTCCCCAATTGTCTGATACAAAACTGGCTACACTGCCGATTAGGTCAATTAGTCCAATCAAAGCGTTTGATATCAGCCCAACTGCATTGATTGCGTTAGAGGCAAAGGCTTGAAACTGTGGGCTGTTGGCTATGCTGTTTATCTTCTCAAGCAAAGGCTGTAACTGCATTATGGCAGCATTTGACATGGTTGTCCAAATCTGCCCCCAAGTCATAGGCATTTGCTCAAATTTAGCATTTATATTGTCAGCGTCTGCAAATATTGCGTTTTTCACGATATCCGCGGAGAGCTTCCCTTCTTGTGCCATTTGTTTAATAGAGCCTATAGGAACATCCATATAATCAGCGATTGACTGAATTAAATTAGGTGCTTGCTCAAATATTGAGTTCAGTTCATCGCCACGCAGTACGCCCGAACCTAACGCCTGTGAAAGCTGGAGCATGGCATTGGATGCTTCCTGCGTTCCTGCTCCTGCGATGGTCATTTGCTTTTGGATGAGGTTAGTAAAATCAACAACTTCTCTTGAACTGCCAAACGCATCCTTTGCATTGTTGCCGAATCTTGCAACAACATCAACCATATCTGTAAGAGAGCCACGCGCATTTTGCGCCGACTGGTATACCATATTAAAAAGTTCAGGAGTAGTCTGAGCTTTATCATTCATCATATCCAACCTTGCAGCCGCCTGAGTAATTTCGTCTGACATATTCACAAGCTTACCAGCCCCCATATATGCAGATGTAAGCGCTATGGCTTTAGCGACAAGCCCACCCATTGCAGAAGTACCACCGTTTACAGTATTATTAAAGCTTTGCTGTTCGTTCTCGGCATTATTTATGCTATTGCTTACTGTATTCATCTGATTTGAAAATACTTCTACTTGATGTCTTGCATCTTCTATTACAGATGGCTCAAATCCGCTATCCATTGCACTTTCTACATTATTGATGTGGTTGATTAAGTTCTCGGTAGAGGCAATCATTCTTTGCATCGGACCGCTTAAGGCGTCAACCAAATTTATCCTTGCGTTTATTCCTGCCATTACTTTTTACCCTTTCTCTTGATTCTTTCTGTCTCTTTGCGTTCTTTTTCCGCTTTCAAGGTTACAGAAGCAATGACAAAGGCTTTGTCTTCATCTTCAAGCTCTAAAAACTGAGAGGGCAGCATGTGGAGCTTATGCAGGCAGTAATGCGCAACCCCTGCCATGCTGTCCTCTTCAATTAGTTTTTTGCTTCTTCCACCTTGTCATTTAAGGTTTTATCGAGACCGCTCATGTTCTGAATCTTCTCAAGGAATTCGTTGAACTCTGTAGGGTCATCAATCATTTCAAAGATAAGCTCCTCAGGTGTCATAACTCCGTATGAATCCTGTAGAGCCTTATCGTTCAAATCAGGGAAAACCACCGCAGCACTTGCAAGTTTTCCTAAATATTCATTAGTATTTAGCTTACTTCTGTACATACCAGTCTTACCCTTGACTGGTACTTCTGTAGTGCAATCCTCTCTGATTGCGTTTGCCTCTTTAGTGGTTAAATGTCTAACTTCCCACTTAACAGGCTGACCGTTTTTATCTAAGAAGTTGCTTGTGGCTGCTATGAACTGGTTTTCTCTCTTTACCTTATTGCCCTTCATGAATAATTCAAAATTTCCCATCTTATTATCTCCATTTCTTTAAAATATAGGGTACGCAAATACTGCATACCCTGTGAATTGGTTAACTTAATTTATGCCATACCTGGAAGGAGCTTGAACTTTTCAGGGATTTTGAAATCCTCAAATGTAAAGTCCATATCCTCGTCAAGGTTATCGCCGTCCGCATCAAATTTAGCAAGCGTACAGCCATCGATATTACAGCCAAGCAACACGACTGTCTGCCTTCCTGCCTTTGAGGTTGGGTCTTCGTTGGTTATCTGAATCTCAAAATATGTATCCTCTCCAGTATCCTTAAACTTCTCTACAATCTCCCTGAACATACTTGAGTTGTAGTGGAAGGTCGCCGAGCCTGTACCCTTCCAGCCAGTCGCCTTATTACCAGCTCCCATCTGTCCTAATATTGGTACTTCGGTCTTAGTCTTTTCAAATTTAGCTTCAAGGTTGATGGCGTTCATAAGGTTGTATCTGTTCCCATCAATTGTGACAAATACCTTTGCCATCTTTGCCGACAAGGTATCTGAGGCTTTCATCGTGATATTTTCTGCCATTTGTAATCTCCCTTCTTAATCTATGCCACTGTTACAGTCATATAGAGCTGAGCCATTGCATTTACTACAGTAACCTTATCAGCGATAACTACACCTTTCTTGCTGTCGCCCTGCCCTACGGTTACATCTTTGTCACTAAAGTTCTCAATAGCCCTAATCTTCTGTAATTCCTCATGGTGTTTTACAATATCAGCCCAAAGGCTTACCCTGCCATCTGCATCATTTGGAATCTTTCCAAGGTATTTAGTGTTAAAAAGTACCGCTATATCGTTGGCAATCTGATCAATTACTCGTATGGTCTGATTCTCTTTGAATATCTCGCCCTTGGTATCGCTTACGGTTACAAGTGAGTTAATATCAGACAATACCCTGATTTCATCTCCAACTTTATGAAGTACAAACTCGCCTGCCTTTATTGATGCCTTTAATTCGGACTGTGAAAAGTCTGCATTTACTTCGTATTCGCCATCGTATTTACGGTTCAGGCAGGACTTATTTGCTGCACACCCTGCCTGTAATCCTGTAACCCAGTAAACGATGTCAGCTCCTTCACCTTTAACCGTATTCTTAACATTTATTACGCCTTCAAAGTCTGCCGCCTTCTTATGGAGCACCGTCTGAAACTTGATACCCTCTTCATCTCTTAACCTCTTTACAAAATTAACATAGAGGGTTTTAACCGCCTCATCTGTAGTTACTACACCCATAGTATTGAAGCTGTAGCTTTCTATTCTTTCAAGGTACTTCTGATGGTTTGCTGCGGTCACATTTCCATTTGTACCGCCAGTCAATGCAAGTCCTGCATTGACTGCCAAGGTTGCACCCTTTTTCCACTCTACGAAGGCATTATCCTTAAGGTCTGCCATCTTTGATACTGTCTGAGCGTCAACCTTCTCATTATCAAGGTAAAGAGCCACATCAAAGTTTGATGACACATCTGCATTTGCCTTAACAACCACCTTAAGGGCGTTACCCCTCTCACCGCTGTACTTAGCAGTTGCAAATGTATTTGATGCCTTATCGCCCTTATTGAGCTTATAGGCAAAAAGGGTTTTAGCATTAAGGAATAAATCCCTTAAACCCTTTAACTTATCACTTGCATAGTCATAGCCGAATATATCACGGCTGTTCTTCTGAAACTCTGAGGATGTAACCTCAAATACTTCTTCATCTTTGCCCCAGTCAAGTACAAGGGGCATTGTAGCGATTCCCCTGTCTGATAGGGATGCGCTTGCCTTTGCAGCAGATACAAAGTTAATATACGAGCCCGGTAATACTTTGTTCTGTGTCAAAAAAATTCCACCGCCTAATGCCATTTACTGTACCTCTCTTTCTAAAAATTCATCTATCCTGCTGTCAACCTCTGCCAAGGTAAGCAAGTCATCGGGGCTTACCACTATCGGCAGTATGTCTTTGTAGCCTGCATACTTATCAGCCTGTAAAAGCGATTCAAGGTCATATACAGGGCTATCATCATCTTTTTTTGTTTTAGCCATTTTCTACCTCCGTTTTAGATCGCAGTTTCTCCATAGCTTCCTCTTTGGCCATACCCTTATATACAAAGTAGTCATAATTTACCAAGAAGCTAAGCACCCCATCACTTATGGTGCTTTCCATCTTTGTTCCTCTTGTGAGCTCTCCCTTTATCTCTATAACTTCAAGGATATCCGATAGTTTTTCGCTAACTTCCACCAGTTCCCTGTTGGCGTTTTCCTCGTTAGGGAAATAGTTGACCTCATATCTCCCCTTATGTTGGAATTTGTTGCCAAGGTATCGCCCTTCATTTGGATTTGTACAGGTAACAAAAAAACAGGGTGGAGTAAATCCCTGCTTTACCTGTTCTGTGTATATTTCCCTGTCTGCAAATGCCTGTGATATAATCAGGCATATAGCATCTACCACATCATTAAACATTCATTCGCTCCTTCAAAAAAGCATTCAGTTTTGTTTCAATAATCTTGTACTTAGAATCCTCAAGCTCATTGACTGAATCAGATAGCATGTGCCTGCCTCTAACCCAAGATACAACCGCCTTTTTACCAAGTGCAGGAATAAACCGCCCTGGGGTCTGCCTATGTCCATGCTCAACATAACTGGCATAGTTCATAGAGTTTTTAACAGTTACAGTATAATTGTATCCCTTACTATGTGCCTCAGTCATCTTCCAATCTTTCCTGAGCTGTCCGCCTGTGTACCCACTCCAATATGTTTTCATCATATTTTCATAAGCTGCGCCATCTTTGGTTAAGAAGGTCTTTGACTTCCCACTCTTGCCCTCAACTTTTACGGTCTTTTCACCTTTGAAAGTCGGCTTTTTCCCTACAGGTGTGCGCCTTATAACCTTACGCAGTAACCTTTGACCTAGCTCATTGGTGCATTGCCTTAAAAATTCAGGTGTAGCCTCTTTCATCCCCTCAATACTGGCTAACAGCTTGGTTATCTCTGATGTGTCAACGCTTCCATTTCTGCCCATTATGACCACCCCTTAAAGAGTTCTAATCCTAACTCGCTATGTGTGGCATATTTTGACAATACACCACTGTTTTTATAAGCAGTTGC